AGGCGGTCGTCGTCAGGACTTGGCTTGGGACATTCAAAAAGGTTATGCGGAGGCAGTCTGATGGTTATTTACGGAGCAGGGCTGGCTGGGTTGCTAGCAGGAAATATGCTTAGGAGTTTTAAGCCGACCATATGTGAGGCGCAAAAAGAGTTGCCGAACAATCATGGGGCTCTGCTTCGGTTCCGCACTGACAGGGTTGGCACCGCGTGTGCCATCCCTTTCAAAAAGGTCAAAGTTCAAAAGGCTATCAAGTATGATGGCAAGATCATGACCACTCCAAATTTGTTCTTGAGCAATCTTTATTCTCAAAAGGTGACAGGCTCAATCCTCAGCAGATCAATCAACAATCTTGATCCTGTTGAGCGATACATCGCGCCATGGGACTTGATCAACCAGATGGCTCGCAACTGCAACATTGAATATTTAGCCAAGCTGACAATTGGCGATCTTGAAGAGACTCGTGAGTGGGAACCTCACCGACCAATCATCTCAACCATCCCGATGCCAACACTCATGAAGATCATGAAGTGGAAAGATGTGCCAGAGTGGCCACACAAAGAGATCTGGACTCAAAAGGCTCGCATTGAATCGCCAAAGTGTGATGTTTATCAAACCATATATTATCCCGAGCCAACTGTTCCTTTTTACAGGATATCAGTCATCGGTGACATTGTCATCTCTGAATTCATCCGCAAGCCTGATGGCTCTATTGGCCCACACATCATGAGTGCTTTGATGGATGATTTCGGAATCAAGCCTGAAGCCATCGTTGACATGAAGCAGTCAACCCAAAAGTATGGTAAGATTGAGCCGATCAATGAAGAGCTAAGAAAGCAATTCATATTTGAGATGACGACCAAGTATAATATTTATTCAGTCGGTCGCTTTGCGACTTGGCGACAACTGCTGCTGGACGATGTTGTTGAAGACATCCAGCACGTTGAAAAATTCATACGAGCAAGTTCGGACTATGCTCGTTTGATGCACTCTCAGAAAGGAGAATAACATGAAAGTCCAACTTGTAAATTACACCGATGATGCAGTGAACCTGCTCATATTCACAAAGAACACTCGCCTCATGAATGACGAGGATGCCTATGCAAAGATCGCTGAATGGCCCAACGAGAAAAAGCAGGAGGAGTTGGATTATATGCTCAAGACAATCCGCTCATCTTGGGAGTTCATTGACTACACATTTAACATCCGTGATGTCAGCAGAGGCTTCACCCATCAGTTCGTGCGCACTCGTCAAGCATCATACGCCCAACAGTCTCAGCGCACAGTTGATATGCATGGCTTCGGATATTACACGCCACCTCGCATTGCTGAGAATGAAGTCGCCAAGGCTTTGTATGATGACGCGATGAGCCAGATCAATGAAGCCTACCAATCACTTCGCGACATTGTTCCTGCTGAGGATGCACGTGGCGTATTGCCAACCAACATCCACACCAATATCGTAGCCAAATTCAATCTGCGCACACTGAGTGAGATGGCGAAGTCTCGCCTGTCCCCAAGAGCGCAAGGCGAATATCAAGAGGTGTTCAAACTCATGGTGAGTGAAGTTGTGGCAGTCCATCCTTGGGCTGAGCCATTCTTGACCCCGACTGAGTGGGCAGCACCGTCTATGTATAGAGCACTCAATAAGTGAGAAAGGAAAAAATCATGGCACGCAGAAAGATAAATCAAATCACAGTTGATAAAGTTCATGCTTTGAAAAAGGATGGGGTGACAGCACCTGCAATATCAAAGAAATTGAAGTTGCCTTTGAACACAGTCAACTACATCCTGTATCAGAAAAAGCCTTCATACCCAAAGGCTCAGTTAGCAAAAGCACTTGAGCCAGGACTTAACGAACTCTTTGGCACAAAACAAAAGCCTCTCGACGAACTTTATGCTGAGGCAGACAAGGCTATGAAAGAGGCTGATTCTGTCTTGAAGCGTGTTAAAAGGCTTTTGTTCGGTAGCTGAATCAGGTAAAGTAATCTTACTGAGAAAGGAAATAAACAATGAACATATTTTACCTAGACGACGACCCTGTTGTTGCTGCACAGTCGCATTGTGATGTGCACACCTACAAAATGATCTCCGAGTCTGTGCTCATGCTTTGCTGTGCACATAGGTTCTTGGATGGCGACGAGTATGCTGACGAGGTCGGCATGTTCCCGATGGGTTACGAGAACCACCCATGCTCAAAGTGGGTAAGGAAGTCAGCAGCCAACTACAACTGGCTTCTGGTCATGGTCACGCAACTCGCTAAGGAATATTATCAGCGTTATGGTTCAAAGAAAAAAGAGCCAGTCAACCACAGGCATGCTGCACTGATCCCTGCCCTCAACAAGTTGCCTGACAACATTCCCTTCGCCGACATGACTATGCCTCACTTGGGCATGCCCGACGAATACAAAGTCAATGACCCTGTTCAGTCATACCGCAACTATTACATCGGCGAGAAGATCGGCAACATTCAAAACGGCACATACAAATTCACGGAGGCACCAGCATGGGCGACCGTATAATTATATGTGACCTTGATGGCACACTTTCCGACTATGGGCATCGTTTGAAGTTCTTTAAGCAACGCGACTATGAAGCCTTCAATGCCGCAGGCATCAACGACAATCCCATTGAAAACATCTGCAACATTTTGCGTGCACTTCACAATCAAGAGACTGAGATCGTCATTATGACTGCTCGTGATGAAAGCCACCGCAAAGATACTGCCAAGTGGCTCAGGCTCAACGATGTGCCTTGTGACAGGTTGATCATGAGGCCTATTGACGATCAGTCTTCTGATCACGTCTGCAAACTAAAGCTGATGCAAAAGCACATTGAAGAATCAGACATCTGGTTCGTGCTTGAGGATAGGCAGTCTGTTGTTGATATGTGGAGAGGTGAAGGACTCACCTGCCTCCAAGTTGCCCCAGGAGACTTCTGATGCTTGAGTTGAGGATACTAGGCAACGACCTAGAGTTTGACAGAGAGAAGATTGCTCGTCTGTTTGACATAAGAGCAACTCTGCTTGATGAGTTGAATGAAGCGATTGATCGCGCAAACACTGACCCAAGTGACATTCAAGCCAGAATAGATGAGGCTTATGAAAAAGGATATGAGGAAGGAAAAGAACATGGTCTTGAAGAAGGAAGACAAGAAGGATATGAACAACGAGAGGCTGAAGAAAAAAGTTGATGCTTCTAAAATACTCCAAGACATGGCTGTTACATTCAAGGAGAGGAATAAAATTTATGGGGACAATTATAAAACAGTTGGCATCGTGATGTCTGGATTGTTCCCGAATGGTGTGAGCCTTAAAACAATTGATGATTATAATACTTGGCACCTTTTTGAGCTGATGGTCGTCAAGTTGACTAGGTTCGCGAACACAAATATGACTCATAAAGACAGCATACATGACGCTGCAGTCTATGCTGCTATGGTTGAGTCTTTACTTCCAGAGGAGGAAAGTGATGAGTAACATTTTAATAACAGGCTCTGGCAGGGGTCTTGGCAAGGCGATGAAAGATCAGCTAGAAAGTCAAGGTCACAATGTCATTGATTTCAACCTAGAGAGTGGTAATGATGTAAGGGAAGCAAAAGTTCCTAGTTCGATCGATGTTGATGTCCTGATAAATAATGCTGGATTGAACATAATAGATTGGCTTGAAAATTTCCAAGAGAGCGATTGGGACAAAGTCATGGACACGAATGCCAAAGGCATATACATGATGACGAAGGCTTGCTTGCCCTCTTTGATAAAAAATAAAGGCACCATTTTGAACATTGTTAGCAATGCCGCTCACATGCCAATGACTTGCTCTCTTGCTTATAACGCATCCAAAGGTGCTGCACACATCATGACTTTACAACTAGCTCGTGAGTTGACTAAAAAACATGGGATCACAGTTTTCGGGATAGCACCAAACAAACTATCTGGCACTGGCATGAGTGATTCAATAGATGAACAAGTTGTAAAAACTCGTGGCTGGACAAAAGAGTATGCCCAAGAATATCAACTCAATGGGTTGCTGACAGGGGAAGAAACACCACCAGAAAGATTAGCTGAGTTCATTTCTTTCTTACTTCAATCAAAAGAGCACCACAAGTATCTTGCTGGGTGCATATTACCATACGGAGCCTAAAATGAAATTCACAATAGAACAAATAGCAATCGCCCCAAAAGATCCTACAGCAGCAAAGAAATTGCTTTCTGAAATAGGAGCTGTTGAGTGGGCTGAAGACCATGTTGTAGCAACTGGTAGCGTTTTCGGGAATCAAGGAACAAATGAAGCAAATCTTTCTTTCAATTATGATTTGTTTTCCGGAAAAGAGTTTGAGGTTTTAGATTACACATCTGGCAGCAACTGGGTTGATGAAACAACGGATGATAGGAATATTGTGAGTCATTTAGGAATGCATTGCACAGCAGATGAATTGCTTGGCTGGAGGAAGTTTTTCAGAGACAGGGGCATTGAGGTGGCTCAAGAAGTTTTTACTGACTCTCATTCAAATCCAGTCATCGCAGGAAAAAGGTCTTATAACTATGTAATTTTTGACACAAGAAAG